AGACCTAATGAAAGATGTTAGAGAAGCAGTTGATATACTACAGCAGCACGGAGTTCATCATATCATCCGTCGTGTTCGTTGGACTGAAGGTGATCATGATTTGTTTGATGATATGAAATACGATCAGAATGATTTAGATTGGATAAAAGGGTACGAGGCTAAAACGCAACCTAACACCGTTGTAGATGATGAACACAAGTATCATGCTAATGAAATTATTAAATTACACCTCAACAAGTTCAAAGATTGGACTTGTAATATAGGATTAGAAAGCTTGATGATTAACTGGGATGGTGAAGTACATCGTGCGACTTGCAGAGTAGGCGGTAGTTTGGGTAATATCTACAATGGTACTTTTGATATACCCAAAGAGCCTATCACATGTACAAGAGAGTTCTGCACATGTGCGGCTGACATTCCTATTACTAAGTTTGCACCTTCTCTTTAGTGATATGCGTATCTGGCGTACATCCACAGTGTAATCTAGGACATATAATTGGTTTCAGTGCAAGTGCCTCACTATTGAATTCTTCTTCAAAGTTTTCACTAAACATATTAAGATTCGTATTAGTGAATACTTCTTCCTGACAGCTACCGGTTACTTTACCATCATAGCTGATAACAAGATTTTCAATTGACACGTTACATTTCCAATTGTAAAAATTGTTTATTTGTTGACTAATATAGTCATCAGGTTTAAATGGCTTTACAGAACCATCATCAAACATTCCAATGCTTTTGAATGGAACTAATTGATCCATGTGCTTAAGTATCCACTCTCCATCTGGTATTCTCTTAAGTCCCATACGCATATATTTTAATTGTTCTTCTGTGTACGAACCAACATCGTGTCCAGGACTATCTACAACAGTTTTTACTTCAATCAGCCATGGATGTTTGCTAGTAGACTTCATAGTTTCTACTATGTTTACACACTTATCAAAGTTAGGCGCATCCATAAGAACAAGTGCATTTATAACTTTGCCTTGCTCATACACATAATCCGCAACATTAATAAAATTTTCTAAATCTACAAATTCATTGTGGCAACTTAACACAACTTTATCTAGGTACTGTATATTTTCTTCCCACCAACGTAGTGTTCTGCTACCATTTGTAGTAACTTGTAGTCTTACATTGTGTTCTTTCTTAATGTGTTCACAAAAATAACTGAACTGAGGCCATAGTGTTGGTTCACCACCACCTACTAAGTTAATATAGAATGTGTCTTTACCAAACTTTTCATTGTAAACATTAAAAAGTTTTCTAAAGTTTCTGACTACGGTGTCAACATTTTTTGGATATCTATATATGGCATCTTTACTATTTGGAAAGCAATAACTGCAATCATAATTACATATATCCGTAGGCCAAAAGCGTATGTCCAGTACATTGTTTTCTTGTACGTTTATTATCTTAATGATCTTTTTCATAGTAAGTGTGCTAATCCAGGGAATATTTGTTTAAAGTCAGTGCCACGAATATTATCCATTTTGTGAATGTATTCTTTAAAGTCTGGTAATAAATGCGTATGATCTTCTGCATCCATAAAGTCTAGTATAGCTTGCCAACGCTTCCAGCCATATGGATTTATCTTCCAAAAATCTTCATCTTGTCTATAATTCTCATGTAGCCATGTAGCAAACTCACCGTATATCTTACGAACTTCACGTTTATCTTCTTCAGGCAATAGTCTACAACTTAAGAATGTTGGTATATAGAGCAAATGCATATTGAATATACCGCCACCTGCTTGTACACCGTCGTATACATTTTCTAAATTAATCTTTTTGAATCCTTGATTAATCTTCCACTTTGCTAGTTCAGGTAACGTTTTAATATTAAGTATTTGAATAGCAGTTGCGATACTCACATGAATGTTGCTAGGTGTCTGATCTAGAATGTGCATGTTCTTTTCAAGTGTGGCCCAATCTGCTGGATAACGTATGAAGTAATTTCTATCTCCAATGTCATCAATACTTACTGCGAATTTAACTTTCTTAAACTGTTTCCATAAATCAATTGTATCCTGATCTAATAACAATCCATTACTGTTGTAACGAATTAATATCTTATCAGCATATCCTCTGCGTATGATTTCTTCTAAAAACATTTTGTGTTCTTTGATCATTAGTGGTTCACCACCTGCAAAGTACACTTGTTTGAGATTAGGAATCTGCTCAAACATCTGTTCCCAGAACGATGGATTCTCATACCATTGATTATTAAACTCTGATTGCTCCCATGCAATTTGTGATTTAACTACCTCACTTTGTAGTATAGGAAACACTTTTTTGTAATCTTGTACCCATTTACTACTATCATGTGGGCTACACATAATACATTTAAGATTACACGTATGACCTAAACGCAAGTCTAAGTAAACAAGTTTGTCAGGTATAGTGCCATCTTCTTGTGTTTGTCTTACGAGTTCAGGTATATCTAAACCATCAGCCATCCATGTGTTGCTTTCCCACATACGCTTACTGACTACACCTTTACCTTCTTCTTCAAAGCACTTACTGCAACTACTAGGTATTTCATTCCGTAGCATAGTTGTGCGTACACTTTTCATGTAGTCATTGTTCCATGCACTTAATGGAGTTTCTTTACCAAAGTTAGCAGGCTTTCCTGTTTCGTTTTTTACTAATCCAACTGTATGATCTAGTCCTGCACCGCTTGCATTAGCAGAGCAGCATAATCTCATATCGCCATTTGGTCTAGTAGCAAAGTGTATCCAAGGTAATACACAGAATGTATCTGTACCGGCTAGTTGCTCTATGTTTGTCTGTAGTTCAGCCAGTTTAGGGCTGTTGTGTGTTTTCCAAAATTGTTCAGTCATTTTTTATATACTCAAAAATCTTTTTAAAGTCATTAATAGTATCAACTGCGACTTTATTAAAAAATACTTCTCTGTTGTGTAATACTTTATCGTGTACCATTCTATATCTCGACATTTTTTCGTCGAATGTAAGATTGACAAACTTTTCTACCTCATTAATTACCATTAATAATCGTTTAGCCATATCTGGTTCATTATCATAACTTTCATCAAACAATTCAGGGAAAGTTTCAAAACCTAATGACTTTAGATATTCTAAAGTACCGTTACATCCCACAATAATATATGGGTGATAGTTTACTATCGCTCTGAATGGCTTTTCAGTCAATCTTAAATGATGACTCATTCCAGTTTCGCTTACTATACTGAAGAAACTTGACTCATAGTATTTTGGATCTAATACTCTGTCGTTTAAGTTATTAGCATCACTATCTAAAAGTCGTTCTTTCCAATCATCAACGTATTTACGCACCCCATCAATCATTGGTTGACTAACCATCTCGGAGTTTTTCATGTATTGCGATAATACATTTTTGGCAAATTCTATTGTAGTTTCGTCGTACTTAAATGTGCTACCCATCATACTTAGATAACAATTTTTTTCTATTTCTCTACGTTCCAACTCACTTACTAAAAACACTCTATGGGCTCTTATTTTAGAATTTAAGCACAAATAATCTTTATCTTTGTTAAAAAGGTTTTCTACTTTAACTTGTGGAAGTCCTTCTTCAACTTGTTCTTTTACTGTGTGATAGTATTCGAATTGAAAATAGGGGAACCCGAACACGTTGTTGAATTGAAACTGTTCACCTATCGTATTTTCTAATAAAAAATGCTTGTAATGGTCTTCCATATACAAGTTATTAAATACAAAGTATTTTTTGCAAGTGATATTATGGTTTATAAACCCTTTGTGTAATTTATAAAACCAATTTTCGTATAATTTGAGTTCAAAACCCTCATATGGAAAATAAACTAATAGCTTTATGTCATTGCGTAAAAATGTTAGTGCCTGCTCACTTAAATTTTTAAATATCTCATCAATCTTATTCCCATACATTAATTCAATAACGTATAAATTAGTTTGATTGTGGTCTAGTTTGGTTTCTGAATTGATTTGATGAGTTGTGAATTCTACGCCCAACTGAGTTAAATGGTGTGTAATGCTAATTGTGGGGCGAACTGGATTATCAATTTCACTTGAACCATTTCCTGTAATTAAATTGTCGTAGAATAAATTAATCATGCTGAACAATTCTTAGTACATATCCATGGCTTAATATCTTTATCATGTAATAGTGCCCAAGCTTCACTTTCTAAAATATAATCTAATGGCAAGTCATTTAAATTAAGACCTGTAAACTTACCAAAATGTTCTTTTGTGTTATCTACTAATTTGTTTCTAAGATTATGAATAGTTAAACTTACGTCTAACGGTTCTTCAAGCATATCTGAACCTACCCAACAACAGGGCAGTACATTGCCTCTGCTATCAATATAAATTTCATTCTTATTCATACATTTAGGATCAACGTTAGTAGTAGCAACGATGTTCTCCCAAATAGAAATATCTTTGCTAATATCTTCTAACTTTAAGAAGTTCATCCTTTTAAATGGTTCTTTAGTTGGAGGTTCAAGATAATATTCTAAGTTACCTTTAGTATCCTGTACAGGAAACTTATCCATATCATAGAAACGTTGGGTAGATTTGAAGTTTACAGATTTAAATCCTATACGTAGCATTTCTTCTTCGAATGCCTTAGCTTCATCTTCATTGTGTTTGAAGATAAGTGTATCTACTGTAGCATATCCACCGTTATCAATAAATGCCTTTGCGTTGTCGATAATTTTATTATAATCAGTTCCTCTACGATATAGTACATGACTATCTGCAAATCCATCTATTCCAAATGTAACTTCATGATCGCCACGCATTGCATCAGCTAAATCATGCCACCATTTAGTATTTCTTGCACCACCGTTAGTATGGATGCTCAACCGTGTGTCACTATTTTCCCTAACATATCTAAAAATTTCTAAACAATCTTTAGCGATAATAGGATCTCCGTAATTACCACAAGCGTAAAAATAATATAAATTTTCTAATATCTCAACATCTACCCAACGTTTAAAATCTTCTAGTGTAATCTCTGATTGACCAACAAAGGGTCTTTCAGCACCACCATTGTAGTTACGTGCGCACATTGGACAACTTGCTTGACACTTGTCTGTTAACTCTATGTGAATGCTTGTATAATTTCTTGGATATCTCACAATAAAAATCCTGACACTTGCATTGTATATTTGTTTTGCATACCACCGTTGGTGCTTAAATGTAAAACTTCGCTATCCCAAATGAAGCCATCACCTGTTACCCAATCTACACTAGTTGTATAGCCATTGTTTTCTTGGTATTGAATGAATTGACCTATTTTATAGTCCTCTAGATATATGTTTGCACGAACTTTTAATTCTTTTCTATCTGGATAACGTGTATTGATTTGATAAAAAGTATCACGGTGTAATGGCACAGTACAACCAGGTGGCTGCATGATTGTACTCACTGTGATTACTTCCATACCTAACTTCTCACCCAATTCTTTATAATCTATTTGTGTATCATCCCACCATAGTTGATGTATCTTAGTATTTTCAAACGAGTATGATTCAGGGAAGCCACCATATTGCTCATGTATATCATTCAATTCATGAACCTGATGTTTAATACAGCTACCGCAGTGCTGAGTATAATCCGCTGACAATAGTTTACTAAAGTCAAAATCTAAGTGAACCTTTTTTAGCACTATTTTCTCCCTATAATCATAAATCTTTTGTACAATGGTAACTCTAACTCACCAGAAAATGAAACATTTAATTCTGATTGTTCAATGAATTCATCTAGTGTGTTAGCTATCCGTACATGCTCATCTATTTGGTAATTGTTACTTTGCAGTACAATCAAACTTTTGGCAGGTAATCTATTTAGCCAACTTTTGTACTGGTCTTGAGAAATATGTTCGCAACTAGTATTGATTACTACATCTGCCTCACTAATAGAATCACACATATCCTCTGTAACTGCTACAAATCTACCCGCCATATGCTCAATCTTATTCATCGTATTAGCAGTTTCTTCGCATTTTGGATCAATGTCAATACTACGAATAGACTTTACAGGATATGCAGCATGAAACAACATACTAGCAAGCACTCCGTTCCAGCCACCAAATATATCTATAGTAACTGGCTTACCTATAAACACACCCATTTCTCTTATCAGCCAGGCTTTGCTTTTGATCTGACCTTTCCAGAAACTTTCTAAAGTGCGTTTAGGATCTTCGCTATTGCGAATAGCATCCATCCAAAATAATATGTGTTCTAAATCGATTTGCATTTTGGTAATTTACTATCTGCGGAACTCACACAACTGTCTGTGATACATATTTTAGGACTATCAAATAATTTAAATCCACCGTCTAATGTCCCTAATATTTCATCTCTACAACTATAGCTTCGTTTTACTTCATTCTCTCTAATAACTAAACCTTGATACCCTGAATTACACATCCAATCTTTAAATTTGTTGAAACCAAACGCATTAAATCTTTCTGCTTGATCCATATACCAAACTTTATTATCTTTATCAATAAGTTTTACTTGCATTACTTCTTGATTTTTTGCATGTTGAGGGAAGCCATCACGCATTAATTTTATCATATCTTCACTGTATCCGTCAACTACAAAACTAGCTGTAGGATCGCTTTGTGGCTTGAGTGTGACATTAATTCCACGTGCTGCAAAACGACACAATCTTTCGTATAACTCATAAAACTTTGACGGAACCATAACTTGATTAATAGTTACGAATACATCATCTTCGGTTAATTGTAATATCTTATCACCAAACTCAATTTCTTTTGCGAACTCATCATGAAAGCTTGCAGTGATACTACGCCTTTGTAACATGCTAGTTATCTCAGCATAATTTTTCCACCAACGCCTACTAGGACTTAAGTTAGTAGTCATGTGGATGCTTTGATATGGAGTACCAGGTCCATCATCAACATGCTTTACTAATTCAAGTAAATGTTTATACGCTGTTGGTTCGCCGCCACTGAATGACCAATGAAATTTATTGAAGCCATTTTGTCTGGCTTGTCTTTTTATTTCATCTATTGTTTTTAAATATGTTTCTAGTTCTTGATGATCTGGTGTATCATTTCTTGCGTATGGCCAACAATAACTGCATTTATAGTTACAAAATCTTCCTAATATCCAACTTATAGAAAACAGTGTGTCATCAAGCATAGTTGCCTGACCAAATCTAACAATGTCATTGAAAGGTATATCGCTAAACGCTAACTGTTCTTTCATATAATTCTTTTAACCAACTATAATCATTAATCTTTCTTAATGCTTCATTATTATTTTTGTTTTCTAAACCGTATTCTCTACCTTGTTTGGCACCTTGAATAGCATACTTGCCATATTCTTTATCTATACCTACACTGCACCAAATGTCTAATCTTTCTAATGTTTCTTGTGATACCTGCCCTTGAATAGTTTGACTACTTAACTTAACACATTCTCTAAATGCACTGCGCCATGTAGTAAATGGATCAGTGTTAAATTTTGTGATGTTGCTTAACTCTTGCACTGGTTCATAATGTTTGCTTATGCTACTTGTCATATCAGTAGTGTTAACATCCATTTTATTTACTAAACATCTAGGTAACAACTTAACACCACCGTATCCATATACAAGATCATTGATAGGATTCTTACAACGCCATACTCTAACTCTTGCTAAGTCAAAGAAAGGTACAACATAATCAAAATTAAAACTATCTACTATCTCTGCGTCTGCATCTACTACCCAAAAGTAATCAGTAGAACATAACAATGCAGCCTCTTTGTGTGCATTGTGTATACCTTTTACTCCATGTACTCTTTTTGCTCTAGGAAACCTACATAATAATTTTTCATAATTCTCATCAGCATTTGATTCATCATAACTTATAAAAACTATGTCATACTCAGGATCTTTATTCCCTGCTACAAAATGTTCAGGACTACGAACAGGTGGTTTAATATTTTCTTTGTATTCAATACTTTGTTCAGGACTGAACACCTTACCTACATATCTATGATTAAGCAATATAGATAAATTATTGCATGCCTTTTCTAAGTTATTGTGTGATGCTGCGTAATACATTTTAAATGTATCATTTAATCTATCAAAATCGCACAATTCATGATGGTCATAACCACGCTGTATCAAATAGCATCCTAATCTTGCACCATAACATGCCCATAATCCATTCTCAACATCAGCACCTATATGCATCCAACTATACAATCTATCCATATTGCGCCAATCTACGTCATCAAACGTACCATTGCCACTCATGAATAACTTCACTGCATCACGGAATCCTGCACGCCATGCTTGTAATGGATTACTATTAAC